CGTTATCTTCAACGACACAAACAACCGTTGAAATTGATTCGTTATACGACGGTATTGATTTCTATACATCCATTACTCGCGCGCGTTTCGAGGAATTGTGTATGGACTTGTTCCGTAAATGTATGGAACCGGTCGAAAAAACACTCCGAGACTCAAAGATCGATAAATCGAAAATCAATGAACTTGTTTTGGTCGGTGGTTCAACACGCATTCCAAAGATTCAACAGATGTTATCGGACTTTTTTAACGGTAAAGAGTTGAATAAATCAATTAACCCTGATGAGGCGGTTGCATGCGGTGCAAGTATTCAAGCCGCCATCTTAACGGGTGAAGGGGATGAATCTATTCAAGACCTGTTACTCTTGGATGTAACACCTTTGTCACTGGGTTTAGAAACTATGGGTGGTGTTATGACACCTGTTATTCCGAGAAACACGACAATTCCATCTAAGAAAGAACAAATCTTCTCGACGGCACAAGATAATCAACCCGCGGTGACGATTAAAGTCTATGAAGGTGAACGTGCGAAGGCGACGGATAACAGTTTACTTGGTACATTTGATTTAACGGGTATTCCAGCCGCACCGAGGGGTACACCACAAATTAATGTAAGGTTCGATGTTGATGCAAACGGTATTTTGAACGTAAGCGCAGAAGATAAGGCATCGGGTAAATCTGAAAAGATTACCATTACGAATGATAAGGGGCGGTTATCGAAAGAAGACATTGAGAAGATGGTCCAAGATGCGGAAAAGTATAAAGATGAAGATGAAAAGTACGCGAAAAAGGTCGAGGCGAAGAATGGTCTCGAAAATTATTGTTATCAAATGAAAGGAACGGTCGAAAAGATCGAAGGCGAGGATAAGGAAACGGTCGAAACGAAGGTTTCGGAAGTACTTGAATGGTTAGATACGAACCAATCTGCCGAAACAGAAGAGTTCGAGGCTAAACAGAAAGAACTTACGGATGTGTGTACACCAATCATCGCAAAGATGTACGCCGAAGAAAAGAAAGAGGAAGGTGGTGAACCGGAACCCGCATCAACTTCTGAGCCGACTATTGAAGAAGTAGATTAAAGAATTCGATGTTGTAGTATATATAATATGATCAGTTTACAAAAAGCAAATTTTGTTACAATTAAGAAACCAAATTTACGTAAGACCACTAAAACATTCGCGAAGTATACCAAATACGACGACGTAAAACAATATGAGGAAAATGTTTTATCAGTATTCAAAAATGCGGAGTCTATTGAAAAGATTAATGGTCGCGTGGCGCAAGTCGGATGGTCTCTCGCGGTATATTATGAATTAACGAAACAAGAATCACTTTGGAATCAAGTTTTCAATACGAGAACGTTTACACTTAGTGATGGTGTGACCGATACGGTTACCTACCCATCGGGAGGTTTTTTTATTATTCCACTTTTATCGATTTTGATTTTATCTGCATCTCTTGCACCAAAGGTTAACGGTGGTGATGACGAACAAGAATACGGTCCGTTTACGAAACGTGCCGAACTTATTAATGGTAGAGGGGCCATGATTGGATTATTGGCATTAAGTATCGTCGAACATTTAAATGGTGGAATAGCGTTATTTTAATCACCTAAGTAGTATAAAGAATATGTCACATGCAAAAGTAACACAATGAACTACATTGCATGGGATACGGAGACCACTGGTCTTCCAATGGGTTACAAAAAAGCAACACAAGAAAATACACATTTATTCGATAGGTGCCGTTTGCTTACACTCGCGTTCGTAAAATATTCATCTAAAGGACGTGAATTGAGTTCATATCACGGACTTGTTTATCCGGATACATTTAATGTACCACAAGAGTCTACTAATGTTCACGGTATTACACACGAACACGCAATACACAAAGGACAACCTTTCGGATACGTGTACGCAGCTTTTAAAGAAGCTGTTTCGAATACGTCTATACTCGTGGCACACAATAGTTCGTTTGATGAAAACTGTTTCTTTTCGGAGTGTTATCGAAGGGGGTTCGATACAGAACCATTTAAACATGTACATTTTGTGGATACACTTAAAATGGCACGCTCCGTTTTACCTGGATTATATAATCACAAACTTTTGACTGTGTATAAACACTATTTCGGTAAAGAGTTTGATGCGCACGACGCTTTGAACGACAGTAGAGCGTGTGGTACAATATACCCCCTTCTTCGTGATAATCAATTTAAACTGAAAGATGTTGGTATTGAAAAGGTAACACTCAAAGCGAGTGATATTGCTTCGATCATCGGTATGAATCCATACAAGAAACCAAAAGAGGTTCTCGACAATTTATGGGCGAAATACGCACCCGAAACGTTTGAAGGTAAAACAAAGGAACAGGAAGCCCTGGATACAATTCAGAAGTGTAGTGCATCAAAACTTTTGTTTAAAGATACAGAAACGTACAAATCAATGAACAGTTCGGACATCGAAAGAAAGTTTAACGCGGTCTCAAATCAATTACATATGAAATCAAACCTTTCTAAACCAGATATAAAACTGGTCGAAGAACACTTTCGTAAAACACTGTTTACGAATCACGGTACGAGACATGAAGAAACCACAGCTTTAAATTACGATGATTTAAAAGAAGACGAAACCTTTTATAAATACGAAGTGTGTTCGATTGAAGGAACAACTTACCGAATTTGTGGACGGATAGATCGTATCAGGGACGATAAAACTATTATTGAAATTAAGAACAGAACGAGGGGTCTATTCAATAGTGTTAGATTGTACGAAGAAATTCAGTGTCAAGTCTATATGGAAATGTTAGACCTTGATAAATGCGAACTTATCGAACAGTATAATGATAAACGTAAAACGTATTTGATTCATAGAGATCAAATGAAATGGAAATCGGAAATTTTACCAGCACTTAAGAATTTCTGTGCTTATTTCCATTCAGAAATATCTAAATAGAATGTAATTATTATGAAACATACACTTTTATCACTTGCAACTTTATCTCTTACATCACTTGTCGGCGCCGGTGTCGGTGTTGGTTCGTGGTTAGCTATGTCAGAATACGAAACTAAAATGTTACGTAATACTAAATGTCAAACGTCAGAGTATACGAAACCTGTTACAAAAGAGACCCAGCGAGAATGACTTTAAATATAGGAGACAAAACACTCAGGGAAATGTTAATTGAAGATTATAACTTGAAACGTCTTAAAGGTAATGTATACATACCTAAGGCACCACGAAACGATAAGATTATGGCCGTAAAGTTCTTTAACAAGAACAAGAAGCTTGCTAATATCCAGCAGGAGGCAAATAAATTTAAACATAGTCAAAGTGTTATTAATACAAATTCGAAGGGTCGCGCAATCGTTTATAAAAATCGAAAGTAATAGTATGTTGAGAATATCACTCTCATCCCCCGTTTTGAACCGAATGCCTGTAAGGACTAAATCTTCTAAAAAAGATGACATTCAGAATATAGAAAAGCGTATAGATAGAATAAGTTCACATTGTATGTACTCAGAAGGTAGAGAACAGAGAGCTTACTATAAGATCTTAGAAGAACTCGAAAAGGAGAAATCTAGTATGAAGGAAAAAAAACGGGGTAAATAGTATACATAATGTTTACGATATCAAGACCACGATTAATAGTTAGGTGTAGCGAGAGTGATAATAAAAAGAAGAAGGAACCCAAGAAGAATCCTTTTAACATGAAAGGTTTTTTAACTAAAATATTTGCACCAGATGGTGAAATCGATTACGAACACTTTAATAAAAATTCAAAATACGCTATTCGTATTAAGGAAAAAGAGGAAAAGGATGATAAATAAACAATATTTCTATTGAAAACCAACTCAATAAAAATATCATAGAATAGTAGAAAACATGGCGCCAACCTCCATGAATGTGAATAATAAAAATACATCTTCAGCCATGAATGTGAATAATAAAAATACATCTTCAGCCATGAATGTGAATAATAAGAATACAGCGTCACCTATGAATATTAGTAGACAACCTTTACCCAGAAAACAGATACACTCAACTCGTTCAAAGCCATATAGTCAAACTGATATAATTATAAAAGTTAAACTCCCAGAAAAAACTGTACAACAACTGAGACGTATTACGTTACTTACATATAGAAACAGGTCTGAGTATATGGGTACAATTGATATGACTCGTTCGAATAACGGAGATATAATTTTCAAACCCCCTTCACGTCAAACGAGTGGTAATTACGCGACAGTTGGTGGTAATTATAGTAAAATTGATGATGCATATGTATCGTATCACAGTCACCCGGGTATTGAGGGATATTTTACACTTCCGAGTTTAATGGACATGAAACGGTATATAGAATATTACCCTCGAATGCAAGTTAATATAATTCTAGATCGCCACGGATACTATGTTATAGACTTTATAGAAACGCGTAAAGGTAGTCGTCCAAATAAGAAACAGGTTCTGGACGAATTTTCAAAAACCATTAAAAACCGTACATTTAAGAATATTGAAAATATGCCAGATTTTTATAAATCAAATATAAGTACTTGGAAAAAAATTATAAAAGATGAGTTTAGTAATACAGCGGGTATTTCAATAAAGTATTATGGGTATAACGAATTGGCTACTATAACTTTAGTGAATAAGGATTTATTTACGATATATAACAACAGGCGGCGGTAAAAAAATATAGATGTAATATATACAACATGAAAACTAATAACTTAATGCTCGCATTTGCAACGGTAATTTCATTGCTCATTTTAATGAAAGTTACAGAAAAAGAACCTAAATCTGAATCTAAAAAATCGTGTGGGTGTGGTAAATAAAAACTTTTTTTTATTTTATACAAACTCCTTCATCGACTTTGTTCAATATTTTTAAAAATAATTTTTTTTATGATTATTCAATAATGATAAATAATTTATACTTTACTTTATTTTATTTATAAAAGAGTTCGAATCTATTATGGTTTGCATTTCTTTTCTTTCTAATACACCTGCAACACACAATTCTTGCCACTGATGTAAAGAAATCTTGGATTTCTGCAATTCCTGTATTGATTTCTCATTTTTGTATAAGATTCTGTCATTAAGTTTTTCATCAGCTGCACGCATCAAATATAATGTCATTGACATGATATCAGCTTCGGTGAATGTACCTTCACTACTATCACTATCCGTTTCAGATTTTTCCAAAAAGTTTTTGGAGAAACACACCCTAACGAGTTTTCTAAGTTCTTCGAAGTCTAAATCACCTTCACCACTTTCATCGGCTTCTTTGAATACTTTTGATGCTACACACGCTTGGGCGGCATATTGTGCAGCTTCCTTAGCAACGTCAAACTCTTCTTGTATAATACTTTTGTATATCGGTGACTTTTCTTTCATCAAGTATTTAGCAACAAACCCAACAACTGATGAAGCAACACCCAAAAGAACCAAACCTGATGTCAATTGGAGTAAAACAAATACGTAATTGACTTCACCTACTAATCCACTTTGTTGGATATCAATTAAAACGCCGTACCTGTAGAAGTCTGTATATATACCATTTGGTTGACCCGTTGTTAAATTAACAGGGTTGTTTATATCAAACATTGTGACGTTTGGTAACTGTTCGTAGTATATTTCATTACCTTTTGAAAACCACCCCAATTTTGGTTCAACGTTAACTATGGCATATATATCCTTTTTACCGATATTTGTCTTATCCGC